TCTGGTGATAGGGTATCTGGTGATAGGGTATCTGGTGATAGGGTATCTGGTGATAGGGTATCTGGTGATAGGGTATCTGGTGATAGGCATCCATCTACGTCCACAATCTTTGATCGGGATCAACAAATGGTGATTTTTTCAGTGTTATTCAATTACGATGATTTGAGCATCGAAGGTCAAGAAGATATCCCAGTCACTCTCAATAATGATCAATTTAACCAACTAAAAAAGAAAAAATATTGTGAAGTGTTCGCTGAACACACAGGAGACACACCATATAATTCATGTCCAATCACTCGCGATCAATTCAGTGATGAGACAACTGTCGTCATCTTATGGTGTGGGCATTACTTTTCGGAAGAAGGAATCAAACGGTGGTTAACCACTGAAAGCACCAAATGTCCCTGCTGTAATGCTGATGTAAGAGACACCTTATCCGGATCACAATTGCCTTCACAACCGCAACCGCAACCACCATCTCATTAGATCACTCAAAATGTGGAAACCATGGTTCTTTTAATGCATAGTCGGTATGTGAAAATCGTGTCGCGTTTATGTTTTTACCCAGTTGACAGATACAATACCCTTGTGAATTCTTAATAATTTTATATTTATCACCTGTTTGATCGTTAATCACTGTCATTTGATCATGATGTGGTGGATTTCCCCCACACCATTCAGTTTGTTTATCTAGTAAACTCATCGCCAAACAGTACCCATGTCCGAATGGATACATGGTGTCATTCAACATAATTTGAATATTTTCCTTATTGACCAACATTGTATTATTGACAATAAAAGAATCATCAATATGATAAGTTTCCATATAATAAGGCAGACTTTCTTGATGTGGTCCATCAACTTCAATGATCAGTAAATTTTCACCATTATGGACGCGTTGTTGCAAACTAGTGAACTGTTGTTGTTGACGAACCAGTTGTGAATAAAGCGGTAAATAAATCTCTTTTCTCGAGGTCACATATCCCAGAATTTTAATTCCATGATCCGTTTTCAATAGACTGCAGAGACCCTTATTTTTATTGCGAAAACCACATGGATAGCGAACGGGTGATTTCCAATGCATTCCAGTTGTTCTCCACTTCCAATATTCCGGTGTAATCTTCCCGTCAACGACATGGTCTCCTCCTGCATACTGATAACCTACACCACTGACATACCGTGAATACGGTACATCGCATTTGTCAATCGATAGATATAAACGTGAAAATTGGTAGTAATTCTCAAATATACAACCATCTTCAGTCTTCAGACAATAGGGACCTAGTTCGCCAAATTGACTTGATTTGGTTAAGACAATAATCGGTGTAAAATGGTCATAAGATGGATCTTGATAAGTCCCATCGCGATTGTAAACGCGTCTTCCAACTCGAATCATTTTAATCGAATATCATTAAAACTTAAATATGGTATTCAATTTTTGAGACTACAAATCTTTTACTTCATTTGATTTGGATTTGACTTTGACCCCACATAAAAAATTTGAATTGACAATCAATCGAGCACATTAAAACATGAAATACACACGATGATAGTGATTACGGTTTTGACAAAGGATAAAAAGCATCATATGCCCACTGTAATAAGGCTTGTCTTTGTTTGGGTCGGCATTGCAAGGGATCAGGTTGGTTGATGTCACAATTTTTAGTAACTTGACCCATGTGACGCTTAAATGATCGCCATCGATTAATCTGTATCTGATCAACATTTGGGATTCTTCGACCAATATAGTAACGACAATACCATTGAAACCATCCCCGATTATCAGGATCATTTGGGGCCACTGGGATCCACCCATTCTTAATCCATTCGGATCGCGATTGTCGACTTTTAATTTTGAAATAGTTACATTTGATGTCAGGTCTTTGTGGTGACAAAGACTGGTGTAGAATTGCATCAATATACCATTCTCTTGGAAATTCAGTTGCACCATCACACACATATTTGCCTTCGAAGACTCCGTAAGATAACATCTCCATGGGTGTTAGGTATGGTTGAAACTTTGGGTCAGTCATTTGTCCATAGGGAGCAGATAGACTATAACTATATTCCCCATGATCCATCAGATTATGAGGTGTTATTTTCATTCCAATCCGATATTCGCTAACCGTTTTTGATTTCCTTGATTTTATAATATCGATTATCTCGTCGAGTGATGTACACATATATCAATATACGCATAAATTTGTTTTTGTTTATGGGTTGGAGGGTCAACCTACGTTAGCTGTTTAGTCGATATTAGATTTTCAACCGTGCTCTTAATTCGGTTTTTCATTCAACTTTACCATTATTTTTGAATTTGTCATAAATCCCCTCAATAATTTCGCTTCCATATTGTGCGAGAAGAGACTCTAGTACTTGATTCTCCGCGTCATTGGTAATTCTAACACGCTGACGAACCTTATGATCAAAATCAAATTGTCGCGAATATACTTTTATGCAAAAATTGAAAAATGATTTTTCATTTTCAAAAAAGTAATAAATTAAACCGATGGATATTGAATTAACTAATTTGATCAATTATATCCGTTCAATGAAACAGGACATGTATCGTAAATACAAACCAGAGATGATCGACGAGAAAAAAGTCATCTCAATTGCTCAGGGAGATGGCAGTGAACCACAATCTAAAGCATACATTAAACTTATTCAAAAACAACGGAAAATGTTATATAAAAATAACATCGAAGCTCAAGAAGCCGCCGCCAAACATGATCAAGAATTGACGCAACAAACCAACAAAATCAAATTGACCTTGAAAACTGACACCAAACCTGAGTCTATCGTTCAGCCAGTTGACAACCATAATGATCTGTGTAAACCGTGGAACAAGGTTCCTAATAACTTGAAAATTCAATCCGTTCTGAAATTCATCGATTCACTAACTCCTAAGTTAACTGACGACCAAAAGAATCAACTCAGATTTCTATTGATTTCATCGATCTCGCAAAAGAAATTAATTAAACAAACTGATGTGGAATATGATGTGGTTAATGGATACATTGTCAAGATCTATAAATTGTTCTATGATGGAACACAATTTAGTCTAACCGAAAGCGGAGTGTTTCCATTTGAGAGTCAAAACCCTGCTGTACTACAGGAAAATAAACAAATTAAAAAGAAAATCGTCTTGAAATCAAAACAAATTTGATTTAATCTATTTATAACCACAGACACATAATTATTGATGGTAATAAAAATTACATTGAAACTTAAAACACCTAAATCGAATGTGGTGTCTACTTGTGAATCGCATCATCTCGATCTGCTCGAACCTACTCCAGTCACACCTATCGTTGAACCTACCCATGTCGTACCGATAGTTGAACCTACCCATGTCGTACCGATAGTTGAACCTACCCCCGTCGTACCCATCGTTGAACCCACCCCAAGCGTGTTTATCTCTGAAACCCCACATGTCTTACCCATCGTTGAACCTAACCCAAGCGTGGTTGTCTCTGAAACCACACCTATCTTACCCATTATTGAACCCACTCCTGCCATAGTCACAACTGAACCCACGCCAGTCATAGTCACAAATGAACCCACTCCAATCACTAGTAACCTTGAACCCACACCAGTCACGACTGAACCCACACCAGTTACAGTTAACCTTGAACCCACATCAATCTCGGTTAACATTGAACCCACACCAATTGTAACCGTTTCTGAAAAAGTCCCCCCAATGGGAGGAAGTGGTCATGGGGGAACCTCGGTTCTCCCACCCCCAAGTAATTTGGAGAAAATTCATAAATATCAACAGTTGCCCAAATATAAGCAGAAAAGTCAACAATGGCTTGACCAACGCAATGATTATTTGACAGCTAGTACAATTGCGGCCGCGATTGGTATCGTTGGTACGGCCGCCAAAAATAACCTATTAATCGGTAAAGTCTCGAATGGCAAGATCAGTAGTTTCAATGGTAATACCGCCACCCATTGGGGTAATAAATACGAGCCAGTTGCTAATGGTGTCTATTCATATCGGAATCAGATTAAAATCTACGATTTCGGCATGGTTACCAACCCCAAATACCCTATTTTGGGGGTCTCTCCAGATGGAATCACTGAGTCCAGAATGTTGGAAATCAAATGCCCTTGGAGTCGCGTGATTGATGGTAAGATTAAAACCGAATATTATCACCAGATGCAAGAACAGATGGCTGTCTGTGAATTCGACCAATGTGATTTCCTTGAATGTCGGTTTATTGAAACCAATGACACGTGCTTTTGGGACGATTTTGATTATTATGATCCAAAAGAAAATATTAATCGAGAAAAAGGAATTATCATCCAATACATCAATCTGAAGGAAATTGAAATTGATTATCTCTACTCACCAATCGAATATTATAACGACTCCAACCAAATGAAAGAATGGCATCAACACAACATTTCCCAGATGCTTCACAGTGATGATCAAATCTATCTAGGAGAAACCTATTGGTATTTGGCTAAATATAATTGTCAGTTAGTCGAGAGCGATCCGACATGGATCACCACATATTATCCAATTCTCCAACAATTTTGGGATCAAGTGATTTATTATCGTAAAATGGGAATTGAGCATTTATTAGAGCATCTTCGCAAAAAAACGGAAATCATAGAAAAAGAGGAAACATCCAAGATCACTGATTTTTATGGTCATAAATCGTCTTCGTCCCCTCTCATCGCCATCAACGGACGGAAAAAGAAACCACATTGTATGTTATAAATTATGAAATTAGATATAGGACTTACATGATTTATATATTTTTATCTATGCCAAATAATATATAAAGACAATGTTAACCTTTTACAGTATTGTTCTCCGTTTGCTCGAAGCCGTCGCAGTCACAGTCGCCGTCTACGTGATCACTAAAATGAAGTTTGATTATCTGAAATTCGGTACCATGTTCATGACCTTCGCACTCTCCTTCTTTGTGCTCGACTTGTTCGCACCTAGGGTGGCTGTTGGTGCCCGACAGGGTGCTGGTTTTGGACTAGGGTATGCGCAATTTGCTGGATCTGCAACTCCCAATCCTCGCCAATATTACGAAAATCAAGTCGTCGAAGGGATGTCCGCCAAAGCACCTCAAATGACAGAAGGACCTAATCTAGTCGTCAATCAGAAACAAATTCCGTCGATCATTCTACAACAGTTTGCGAAGAGTCCATTCGTAAACGAGGAACTAGCACCTTATCCTAATTAAGTTTTATTTCATTTCATTTCATTTCATTTCATTTTATTTTATAATTCACCTTATATAAGATGGATTATCCAATTTTGCGCCATCGTGATAGTAACAGTGACCTTAACAGTGACCTTGATCGTGGTCAGGACACTGTACGTAAATCTCCCTTGTTGAGTTATCTCAATGTGATCACGCAAAAAGAAAAATTTAAATACTTGATTATCGCTTTGGCGATTACTCTGCTAATTTATCGTCTCAATTTAAGTTGGACCATCTGGATTGGCTTAGTAATCGGATTATTAGTAGTGTATTATTTCAATGAACGAGAAGCACAACAATTGAATCGAGAAGGAGATCAATTATGGGAAGTTTTAAAAAGTCCTCTACTCCAACAGACCAAATACTTCATCACCGATCCACCTTTCATTCAGTGGGTGGACGACATAAGTGAATTAAAATCCCATAATGTTCTGGAATTCAACAAGATGATCACGAGTCTCGACCAACTCCTAAAATTAATTTATAATGTTAAGCGCGGTGTCTATCGATGTAAAGAAAATATTGACCTAATTAGCGATCTCAAAGTTAAAAGTCTTAACCAATTTCACTCTTTAATCTACAAGATCGGTAATGCTGATTTGATACCCAAATATAACCATTATCTGGAACAATTGGGATATTTGCTCAATGATCGGCATACCAAATTAATCAAAATCTGTCAAATGTACTACATTATGAAACCGATCGATATCGACTCGAAGTTTGATGTCACCAACATCGATGAACCAGTCCCAAATGACCAATTAAATGAAAAAAATTATAACTTCTACAACTAATATAATGAAAATTATTGCGATTGACGAAATCATACCTCCATACATACCTAATCCAACCGAGACTAGATATCAAACGATCTGTTTGGATCATGTTGAACAACATTTTTGCTCATTGATGGTTCAACCCTCAATTCAACCCTCAATTCAACCCTCAATTCAACCCTCAGTTCAACCCTCAGTTCAACCCTCAGTTCAACCCTCAGTTCAACCCTCA